GAACAGCGTAGCGGGTACGGCCACTGTCGGGGCAACGGGGGTCGTGGCACCCAACACCGCCGAAAACTCCTGCATAGTGTACGGCTCTACGGCTCCGCCTTGCAGGAGTTTTACAGGGTTCGGAGGGTTGTCTTTGTAGTTGTGGGTCTGCGGTATACGCAACACCCGCGCTGCGTCCGACGTGCACGACGTATCCGACGGTAGCCCGAGGGCTGCACATGTGCGCTTCAATGCGTCGGCCACTGGCCGCCATTCCGCCACCGTCACGGGTGCAGTCAACGGCCAGTACACGTGCACCCCACGGCCGCTGTCGACCATGTAGGGTTTGCGCAGCCCCGCGGTCTTGCAGAATAACCGCAAGGCGGCAATCGCCGTGGCCTTGTCGGGGAACTCCTTCGTGGGGCCGCAATCCAGATCAAGCCAGAAGGCGCGCAGCTGGGCCACATTCGCCGCAGTGCGGGTGCCCGCCTCGGCGAATGTACCTAGTGCGAAATACGCATCATGCTCGTTGCGGTCCATCGCGTAGGCCGCGTCGACCAGCTGATCGATTGAAATGTAAAATTTCTGTACTTTGCGTTTCGTCTCGGCGGAGAAGCCGAACAGGCAGTAATACCCGCTGTCGCCGAGGACAGCCTCCAAAAACTTCGTTGTGTCCATGTCTACCGCCCGTCAAAGAAAGAAGCGGCCATGAGTGTACCCATGGCCGCACCGTAAAAGGCGGATCAGTCGTCCCAATCGTCGAGGACTGAGGCCAGCTTGTCGGCCGTCTTGGGCTCTTCGGTCGCAGCTTTGGTGGTCTTAGTCACCTTTACCGGTTCTTCTACGACCTCGTCGTCGCCTTCGCCATCGTCGTCTTTAGGCGCAGCTTTCTGGGCTTTCGGCTCTGCCGTGGCTTTCGGCGCTGCCTTGGCTTTCGGCTCTGCCTTGGCCTTCGGCGCTACGCCATCAGTCTGCGACACGGTGAAGGTGATCGCCTTCTGCGCGTCCTCGCTATCACGCAGCGCGATTGCTGCCTGCAGCTCTTCCTCATCCAGCGCACGTACCGGCTTGAAGTACAGCTTCGGGGCTGTTGCATCGTCGTCGAACCGCATCTCGGTCATGACCGCAATAGCGGGCGTGCTGTGTGCAGACAGGAACTTGATGTAGGCCTGCAAGCCCATGTTCTGGCTTTTGGCCTCGCCGAAGAGCGACGTAGCGGGAAGCTGCAACTGATATACCTGATCAGTCTCGCCCTCCAACATAACCGCCAGACGCTGCGAGAAGCGGCATGCGCGGGTCTCGCCTTGGCCGGACCCTTTGACGTTCATTGGGCAGTCAGCACAACGAGCCGCTTGGCGGTTCTCTTCTGGGACGTCCGCACTTGGGGTGCGCGTATCCGCAGACCAGCACATCGGGGCCGACGGATTCTCGGGGTCGAAGGTGCCTTCGTAGTAGGTGCGGGCGATTTCGGCGGCATTCACGATAACCATGTTCAGCGAGTTGCCCTTGCTGACCGACACCTGCTCACCGTCAACTACCATGCGGAAACGGCTCCCGCGGATGCTGATACGACGGCCCGAAGCACCGGTGCCACCCGACAGCTTCTTGTTCATATCCATCAGCGACTTAAATAGGTCGCTCCCAACGAGGGCGTTGCCCTTGAACAGTTCGAGATCACTCATAGTCATTCTCCATCATTATGCGTAGCTTCATCGGCTACGTCTTGGTCAAAATCAAACGCAAGCTGGCCGTCATCGTGCGGTACGGTGACCATCTTGTCTAGTAGTGCCGCCTCGACACGTGCAAGGTCAAACCTAAACACGCGACCCAACCGAAGATAAGTACCGGTGGGGATGTCCCCCGACTTCACCATCATGCTGATGGTGGCCGGTGACACGTTGAAGTGATTCGCCGCTTCCGCAGTCGTCACGTATTTCTGGGTAGTGGTCATGCTTTCCTCACAGAGATTACGTACTCCGAGTCCACATTCAGGCCCGGCGGTACCGCTTCAGGGTTCTCTGCCAAGTATTCTTTCACTACGGTCTGGTTGAGACGCTTCTCCATAAACTCTGGTGCTTCGCGCTCCAAAATAAACCGGTGCATGGCTTCCCAATCACTTGTCCAGTACCGCGTCTTGACTGTGCGGTAGAACAAACCTTCCGTAGTGCGGACGCTTTCGACGTTTTGCTCTTTGCAGTAGTCGAGCAGGGCGGCCTTGACCATATCCATCTGCTCGGAGAGCTTGCCGTCAGCCTCTTTGAACTCGGCAGCGATCGCCGCACGCTTTGTGCGGATTTTAATGTAGATACGCGTCAGGCGATCAACTGAGGCGTCAACAGGGGTGTCAGTCATGATGTTCTCCATGTAGTGTTGTTTTACGTGTTCTAGGCTGTTTCACTCGCCTAGTCAAGCACACTCGTATATAAATCGATCATTTTTGAGTGGGCGTCGATTTTGTCATCCAGTAGCCCGTATATGCGCCGCTCTACAGGCGACCCTGCGAGCTGCACTACGGTGCATTTGTTTACTTGGCCGGAGCGGTGTACCCGCGCATTGGCCTGTGCGTATATCTCCAATGATGCCGTGGGTGCCCACCACACTACGGTGTCGGCAGCGGTCAGCGTCACTCCGTGAGCCGCCGCCTGCGGCTGGATCACTAGCACGCGGGGGTCCGGCGTAGTTTGGAACCGATGGAACGTGTTTGTCCGGTCACCAACTTTGATGCTGCCGCTGATCACCTCGGTCGTTACACCGTCGGCGCGCAGCTTTTCAGTCAGGATGTCGATCGTATTCTGGAACGGCACGAACACCAACACCTTGTTAGGTGTCTCGTCGATAACCTCTTTGAGTACGTTGTACCGAGACGTGATGTCGAACTGCAGGGTGTGCTTGTCATCGGTGTAGGCCGCTCCCGCGGATACCTGAAGCAGTTTCGTCATCACCACGGCAGCGTTTACGGCGGTCACTTCTTCCCCCGCCGCAGACATCATGTGGTCTTTGCGAATTTGGTCGTAGTACATCTTCTGTTGCTTGGTCAGCTCAACGTGGCGTTTGATGTACACCATGTCCGGCAGGTCTAAGCACTCTGCCTTGGTGAACCGTATCGCGGGTTGGAGTACCCTATGCACGGTCTCGGTGGCGTCGGGCTTTGCGCTCCACTTGAACATAGACGTCTTAATCATGACCTGATCACGAAAGGACCCAAAATACTTCGGGACGTTCTTCGGGTTCACCAGCTTGGCCAGCCCATATGCTTTTTCGGGCCCCTGTGCGGCGGGGGTGCCGGTCATCATCCAGAGCCATGTGTCGGGCGTAACGAGTTTGTTCAGTGTTTTCCACCGCTCGGTTTGGGCACTCTGGTACGCACTCGCCTCGTCCACGATGATCAGGTCGAAACCCCCGGCCGCAATCTCGTCAGCCACGACCTTCAAACCATCGAAGTTGATGATCACGAACTCCGCGCTGCCAGACACGATCTTCTTGCGCTTTGCCGCGGCCCCATAGGCAATGTCTACCGTACGGTGCATAGCCACACTGAACAGGTCGGCCCGCCACGCGGCATCCATAATAGAAACGGGACACACGATAAGGGCGCGGCGCACTAGGCCGCGGTTCATGAGGAAGTCGGCAGCCCACGCGGCAGCTGCTGATTTGCCCGTCCCTTGCTCATTAAAGCAGAACGCCCGCTTGTTCAGCGTCAGAAACTCTGCCGTGGTGCGCTGGTGGTCGAACGGGGTGAACTTTCCGGGCCAGTCATATCGGCCCGAGATTGGAGACGGCGCCGCGATGTTCATGTCTCGGAGTGCATGCACCTGCGGGATGTCCCACTTCACGGCAACAGTGTGCTCGTCGATGCGGCGGCTATCCGGTATGGCGGCCAGAATAGGAGCCGTGTTGCGCATCTTGTACAGAAGCGCCTTATTGTCGATTATCTTCACGGGTGTCTCCTGTTATGCGGTGCGCATAATTATTTTTTCTTGGGTGGCTTACTCAGCGCCCCGCCCCGCGCGCGGTTGGTACTGGGGCTTTCAAGCCGAACGCCGTCTTTGTTCGACCCACCCCGTGCGAGGTCCTTAGTGTGGCTCAGGTCCTTACCCTTGCGCGCACTCTTGCCGTTCTTCTTGTCGAACGCAGCGCGCGCCCGTTGCCGTTCAAGACGTGATCCGTCTTCGCCACGCTCGCGCTGCTGATCGTACTCTTTCTTGTATGGTCGTTTTTTGTTGACGTATGGCATCAGTTTGCTCCGTTATGGGCACACTCCGTCACGGGGCAGTGCCGTCTGCATAGACCGCTCGGGCGGGGGTTCCATACCCCAACCTCGAACGCTTTATCCATCTTAGCATACTCTGTCAGCCATTTCTTCCATAGAGCGCTCGTACCGTCTAAAGAGTACGTGGATTTCACCGCTTCGTTGGCGATGACAAACACAAGGCCACCCCGCACCTTTGTGACCTGCGGGAAGTGCTTGAACATGGCCAAGGCCATAAGCTCTAGCTGGCCCTTCTCGGCGTAGCGGGCAGACTTCCCCGTTTTGTAGTCGACGATAGTGGCGACGTCGCCATCGATAATGATGAGGTCAACGATGCCTCGGAACCATACGTCGGCGTCGAAAAACCCGCACGGCTCTAGCTCGGCGGTAAGGCCGAACTTATACTCGCAGTGTTTATCGCCGGGCTTGCTGGCTAACGCGTCCAGCACAGGCTGCGCAAACGCGAAGCGTTCGGCTACTGGGGTTCCATCGCGGATAAAATCTTCGGCCGCCTTATGGAATTCGGTGCCGTACCGCATCGCGTCGGACTCCACATAGGGGAACTGCTTGAGCACCGCCGTGTGATAGAACTGCTTCGGGCATGTATCGAACGCCTTGATCCTGCTGAACGACCATGGGGCCGGTGATGGTGGTTTGCTCATTCGCAGTCTCCGTATGATGTGCCTACGCCAGACTCGCAGTTGACTGGTAGCCCTTCGGCCCAATCCGGTGTCCAACGCATGCAGGCTTCGATGTACTCCCGCGCCTCGTCGGCCTCGTCTTCGGGTACACAGGATACAACACTGTCGTGCACAGTCAATACCACACGGTGCCGTTTTGCTATTTTAAGCATCTGCTCGCCCACCACACAACGGGCAAGGGCTTGAGTTACGTTTTCGACGCATGCTCCACCATATAGCCTCTTCGGACCCCGCCGGGTCTTGTAACTATACTCGTAGCCCCGCGCGGCCGGCTCTGCGGACAACCCAGTGTATAGGATCGGTAGTCCGTTCGGCAGAATTATGGCACTGCCTTCGGCGTCTACGGACAGCACCCCGGGTCTCCCGAAGGGGAGTGCGTCACCGCGCTCGAGGTATTCTATGGTGCGCTGTGCATCCTTCCACATGCGACTGATACGGTCATTAGAATACCGATAGATGTCGATAATGCGTTTGGCTTCGTCGAGGTCCACGTCTACTCCGGCCTGCGTCTTGAGGAATAGCTGCAGCTTGTTGTGGCCAACGCCATATCCGGCACCGAGGATCACGACCTTACCGACTTGGCGCTGGCTCTTGTCTACGTCTTCCGGCTGGTTCCCGTACACTTTTGAGGCCATGATCTTGTACACGTCCTCGCCGCGGGCGAACGCCGCAGTCAGGTCATCCTGCCCTGCCAGCCATGCCAGCACTCTCGCTTCAATCTGGCTAGAGTCGCAGTCGACCAATACATACCCATCGGGCGCGCGTATTGCTTTCTTTAGTTGTTTTGCGTGTGGGCCGCGTGAAGGCAAGTTTTGGAGGTTTATTTTGTCCGAGTTATGGACTAGCTTCCCGTTGGCTACAAACCGATGCCGTGGGCCGCAGTTCTGGATATCATAAACCGGGACGCGCATATTTCTCTCCTGCTACTATTTCGGTGTCTGTCCGCCCTTGTTTTATCCAGAGGCGTATTGTCTCGTACGTCAGGTCTGGCCTATCCGCCATAAGGCCGCGGATACGCTCTCCGGTCCGTGTCCGCCGATATACTCGCTTGTTCCGTGCCTGCTCGCTGCGGGTGGCCCACCGTAGGTTCCCCGGCTCGTAGTGTCGGTTGTTGTCGATCCGGTCTAGGGAGTAGGCGTCTGAAGGCCGCACTCCTATATTATGTAGTACCCACTCCGTACCGGTGCGTACCGACGGAAACGCGAATAAGATGCCGCGGAGACCGTAGTCGACGTACGCGTTATTGGCCGGGTTGCTGCACCGTTGCCGGGCGCCGGCTAGGACCCGCGATATGCGGCGGACTTCCTCGGCACCGAACTCCGTAGCCAGCGGGTTCTCCTTCGCCCGCAGTGCGACGGCTGCAGCTGCCGATGCGCGCTGCGCTACGCGAACCCGCTCCTCTTTCGGTATCGCCATCATCCGCATCTGGGTCGAGCACGCCCGACATGACCTCGATTTGCCTGCTAAGACTTCCCGAACCCGGACATCGGCTTCTCGCCCGCACTGACAACGGCACTTGACCTTACACTTCGTGCTTACGAGCCCGGTGTCTAGCCGACTCCACAGCGTCCCCTGTAGGGCCGCGTGGAGTCGTGATGTTGTGGCCTCCCTCGTACGCGTCTCGTAGGCTGATCTCTCCGACGTCCGTGAATACGACATGGTCTGGTGTCCCCTCTACCCCATCCCACGTGATAGTCTCCGCGTACCCGCTAAAGACGACCCCTTCGTGGGCAACAAATTCCTCTCCGTCCCACACAAGATCGCTCGCTAGGACGTCTACGATCCTCTTGTTGCATACCCCATGTGCGTAGTCAAATACAATAACCGCAGTGTCGGCCACTAGACAACCGCCCCAGCGGCCTGTGTGCGCTGCGTAGTACCGTAGAGGTACCGGAAACCTCCCCCGACCCCCTATAGCAATGAACCGAGTGGTGCGCGTCTCCTCCAGCGTGCTCTTGCTACCGACCCGCGCGGCGCATAGTGCCTGCACCTGTGGGTCAGGGTGCTCCATCAGGGCCTGAAACGCCTCGTCGTTCTTGGCAAAGGCGAACGTCATCTTGTCCGTCGTGGGGCTAACCTTCATCGGCGGTATGACGTCCAACTCCTCTAGCATAGAGGCAAACTTGGGGTTCGACATGAGCATCTTACGGTCTACGCCCGCATCTTCGATCAGCGCGGCCTTGGCCCGCTGCGTGCGGATCAGGTGGCCTTCTAGGTGCGGTACGTCGAGCTCTAGCACGGGGTTTGTGAACATCGTCAGCGTCAGGTCCACCAGCTTGAGCTCTTGCTTCGGGAACCCGAGCGCCATCATCGCCCGAAACGCCTCGTAGGTTAGGTGCGTGTCCATGCGGCAGTATTCGCCATAGTCGTGCAGTTCGGCGCGCGTGAAGTCCAGACGGCGTTTACCGATCGCACGGGTCACCTCGTCTCCTTTTGCGGGTAGGCATAGCCGCTCGGCCAGCGCCTTCAGGCTGTGTCCGGCATCGACGCCGTACATCGCTCGAGACATAGACAATGTATCGAGCACCACTTTTGGTCGGATACCGCACCGCCATGAAAGGATCGCCGCGTCGAACACGGCATTGTGCGCCACCATGGCGCTGTTCTCCCAGTCGTACTGGCGCAGGAAGGCGATCGTTTCTTTGGCGGTGCCGGAGAACCACGTGGTGTCCCCCTCGCCTACCTTGACCGCCACACCGATGACTTGGAACCGCGGGTCGCGGATGTACTCCTCGGTTGTCATCTTGGACAGCGAATACTCTTTGGAGTAAAACGTCTCCATGTCAAGTGCTATGATATCCATCACACTTCCTCCACTGTCACGCCCGCCTCATCGAACTGCATCATGGTCAGGGCATAGTCCTCACCCCAACGTGACATGAACTCCGGGGATGGTGCAGGCCACACTACGTACCGGATACCGGACTGGATAACTTGGGCCGCACACTGGGCGCAGCAGGGGTGCGTCACCACGATGGTGCACCCATCCAGCGGGGCCGTAGCAAACAGGATCGCATTCTTCTCTGCGTGCAACACCATGCGGTACTTGACGTCGCGGTTCTCTAGCCGCTCCGGCGTGTCCCTTACGCCTCGGGCGAACCCGTTGTATCCCGCAGATACGATGCGCCTCTTTGCGTCGAATATGACCGCCCCCACTTTCGTGGAGGGGTCTTTGCTAAGTTTGGCGACATGGGCGGCCATGTCTACGGCCCACGTACGAAGCCGCTCGCTATCGATCGGGTTCACAATATGATCCCCGCGGCATTGGCGTTGATCGCGATCAGGTGCTCGGCCTGCGTGCGCGCGTCGGCAAGCGCGTTGTGCAGTGTTCCAACGCGCACCAGTTCCACGTCCGGATATATGTTTTTTATCGTGCGGTAACACCGGTCCTTCCAAAAAGGCCACGGGCACGGTACCGCGGCCCGGTAGTAGGTCTCACGCAAGATCACGTTATCGAATGTCGCTCCGTTGCCCCATACACCGGCAACTTTACCCCAGTCCCCCCAAGCCGATAGCGCGGATAGCGCCCCGACGACGGAGTATTGGTCGTCTTTAACCAGTAGCGCGGCACGGGATTCGTCGCTCTGGCTCATCCACCACATTACCGTGGACGGGTCGATGATACCGCCCGCAGCAACGGCGGAGGTAAGGTCCACGTTGACGTAAAACTTATCGTGTATGCCGGTAGCATCAAACGCTACGGCGCCGATGGATACGATGGGAGCCGTCGGGCGCGTGCCCATGGTCTCGAGGTCAATCATAATGTGCATAGTCATTTCACTCCGTTCATGGCTGCACGTGCGTGTTGCACGTAGCTGGGATATTGGGGGCGTAGTTTTTCCATTACGTCGGCGGCGGATATCACCTTGGATACATCGCTCGCCACGTGGTTGCTCCAGCGTGAGAGGCGCACCGCTAAGCTGTGAATAGCCCCTTCTTGCGTCGGCTTTGCCCACGCAGAGCCGCTGCCATTGTGAACAAATCGCTTCTTCATCCGCTTTTCGTCAAACGGCACCCACTCCATTGCGGGCGCCCCTTCCTCCCAAGACTGCTTTGTTGCCTGACGATACGCGTGCTCGCTTATCCAAACACCACGCGGCGTCTCTTTCACAACAGGGTGTGCTGTGAGGCTAATCCCGGTCACGGTGCTGTCGTAACTACTGCGCACCCACCAAGCCCGCCAACGGTGTTGCGTCGGGCTGTCTTCAAGGTCTTTAAAGCCCCACTTTGTGATGGCAGGTTCGTTCTCGACGGTTAAGCCGTCGAAGAGGAACGTGGTCATTTTGGTTCTCCTTGGGTTATGTGTTACGCATAATGCGCGGCTACGTACTTCTTCAGGGTCCTAGCGATCTTCTTCGCAATAAACTCTGACGGGTTAGACCCGTTGTTGTCGACGCAGGCCACTCTCGTTGGCCCGTCATACAGGAAGTAGTGGTCTTTGGTTTTTATGAGTCGCCAGTCGCCCGCGTTAGGGAGCGCCCGCAGTGCGTCGCGGACCTCTCGGGAGCAATGCCGCGACATGGCGCTAAGATCGACGCTCATGGCCGGTCATCCGTACCCGACCCGCGGGCTTCAAACGCCACGATGAATGCCAGACAGCCGGCAGCATGCCATGTGTGAGGCATACCTGACTCGGCATCGCACTCTTCGCCCTTCCACCACGCGGCCATGTGCCGCCTCATGGCCGCATACGGGCGTCCCCAGCTCATACCTTTTTCCCAGTTACGTTGGCCGTACTTGGCAGCCCCGAAACTCAGGACCATGGCGATGGCCTCCTCGATCTCGGGTGGGATCAGGTCGTACCGGGCCTTACCCTCGTCATGCTTGACGCCTTCGGTCAATCGAGTCGGCTCTGCGTGTAGCACGTCTGTCGGTGTACCGATCCGGTCGATGAGGGTCTGCGCGTAGGTGTCGGCGACGTCGCAATTAATCGACACGTCGTGTGCCGACGCCGTGGGGTTGGCTACAATGTATCTCCAGCACATCTCTTCAAGACTCGTCATTTGGTATTCCTTTCGCTACTATGCGGGCCAGCGCGATTATTTCGTGTGCCCGTGCTACGGTGTCGGGGATAGTGCTGTCCTTAGCGAGAATCTCGGCCACGCGGATCAACCGAATAAGGGCTCGCTCACTCGTCATGGTTGGCGCCGTCAGACACAAACTGAGCCGTGTCGACCGCCCACAGGCAGAACGACGGCCGTGTCTGGTCAGGATTGGCATGTACGTCGGCTCGGACTACGACTCCCCGCCTGAATAGGCGGTTCAGGATGGTTCTAGTTTCGCCAATGGCTGCGCCAATTTCTTTCGAAACCTCGGCCGTCGTCGCGTAGCCGCTCTCCTCGATGAACGCGTACGCCCGAGCGTCCGGCGTGACGCGCTCTATTTTCGGCTCTGGGGTAGCGACCGGCTCTTTGGGCCGTATGTTGATGGCCACCCACGGGGTTTTCTCCGGTGCTAGATGGTTTGGCACCAGAAGGGCCATGACCATATCGCTGACTCGTAGGTCCATGACCGACGATATAGACGCCGGAATGAACACCTGA